CTTGACAACTACGAGGACAAGATGGAAGTGCTCGGAGAGATGGTGCTGTGCCTTGAGTCTGAGATCAGGACTATGAAACACAAGGAGCAGTTAAGTCTGCCGCTTACTTGACAACCTACAGGTAAGATGGTATAATGCTGTTTAGCTGGTAACTCACCAGTTAATTGTTGACGTGTTTGTTTTACCTTAATCCCATGGGATTAACTATTTATCTGACGCACTTACTTACGGAGAGAATTATGAATCAAGATCAATTGAACGGTATCGCTGGCGCAGTTGTGCAAGCGGTGGTTAAAACACTTGTTGAGCAGATCACGCCCATCGTTGTCGAGTATGTCAAGAACGAGGTAGCCGCAGGTATGAACGGTGTGCTTGCGATGGACGAGGACGTGCTAGCAAAACCAGTGCTTCGCTTAATGCAGAACGACGTAGCCATCGTTGACGAGATAGACGAGCGCATCGATAACGTGTTCAGCACTCACAAGCGAGACATCGAGTATTTGTACGAGTCACTTGCCAGACGTGTGGGGAACATAGAGTTCGAGCACGTAGCCTTGCAGAGTGACGAGTTCAAGTTAGCAGTTCGTGCAGTATTAAGAGACGTTCTATAAGGAGATTGCCATGTCAATTAAAGATCACGCACTTATCGTGTCACTCACGGTCAACAAGCCACAGATGACACAGAAAGACCACAAAGCAACCAACGACGCAGAGCTTGCCAACGACGCGCATGGGGCAGGGCAGTATCGCAAGGACTTGTATCCCAAGATGCTGATTCAACCTATCCTGACGGTCGAGTCGAGTGCCCGTGCCTACATGGAATCCACGACTTACCCGTGGAACAGGGGCGAGTACCTGCTACCATCCACTAGGTTCATGACGTTCGCCGATAGGTTTAGTAAGTTCGAGCTTGAGTACAACCAATCCGTTACTGCGTTCTTAAACAACTGGGCGAATGTAATGGATCGTGCCAAGCTAGCGCAGGGTAATCTGTTTGATCCCAACGCATACCCAGACCTGACTGAGTTACGTAACGACTTTAGATTCAGGGTTATGTATCGCCCAGTATCTGATGCGGGTGACTTCCGTGTTGCGATGCAAGAAGACGAACTCACTCGCTTGCGTGAGCAGGTAGAGCTTGCGACTAAGGAATCGATGAACGCGATTATGAAAGCACCGCTTGAGCGTCTTAAACAAGTTGTCACTCACTTGCACGAGGTGACTGGCAAGACTGATCGCAAAGTAATCAATAAGAAAACAGGTGCAGAGGAATTCAAGCCACCGATTTTCCGTGACTCAGTATGCGACAACATCATCGAAGAGATCGAGTTACTACATGACTTTGCTGCCATGTTACCGCAGGATATATTGTCAGTTGCCAAGACTACGATAAATATATTGCCAAGGGCACAAGACTTGCGCGACGATGCAGAGAAACGTGCAGTAGTTAATCAGCAAACACAGAAGTTATTATTAGTCATCGACAACATGTTGGAGGATTAAATGAGCAACGACACACTCACAGGCTATGCTATGCTTGAGCACGTCAACGGCGTAGTATTACCCGCAGACTTAGCAATACAGGTGTTCGCTTTACTTTGCAAGGGACAGCGGGTATCCTACGACTGGCAGTCAAAGAACTACAAGCGAGAGCGTGAGTACCAGCCATCGCTCAAAGTATTTACTGCGAATGACTTAGCAGGACTAGAGTTAAACCAAGATTAATCCCATGGGATTAAGTAGTACCGTAGCACTCATTTACTGACACACACTTATTTAAGGAGAACACCATGCGTATTCAACACGTAACCCCCATCCTCGTTAAGCGTTACATGAACGCCAACACCCGCAAGCGCACAGTATTTCTGCGCGGACCGTCAGGTATTGGCAAGTCTGAGGTAGTCTTTCAGACCAGTGCATTACTAGCCGACCACATCCCTGACTGGCAGGGTGTCGTTGACCTGCGTCTCGCACAGATGGAGCCGACTGACTTGCGCGGTGTGCCATCCGTTGTCGAGGGTCGCACCGTTATGAATCGTCCAGACTATTTACCTGCTACTGGTGCAGGTATCCTGTTCCTTGACGAGATCACATCAGCACCACCATCGATACAAGCAGCGGCGTATCAGCTAGTGCTCACGCCCCAAGACTACGGCATTCCAGACACATGGATGGTGATCGCCGCAGGTAACCGCAAGTCTGATCGTGGCGTGACGTTTAACCTAGCAGCACCATTGCAGAATCGTATGTGTGACATCGATGTATCCACTACGCTTGACGACTTCACCAACCACGCTGTGACGAGTAACATTCGCCCAGAGATTCTGTCGTTCTTGCGTGACCGTCCTGACCTGCTGCACAAGTTCGAGCCTACTGGTGACGTTAAGCCTTTCCCATCGCCACGCTCATGGTTCGCTGTGTCGCACATACTCGACTGTGACTTCCCGTTGCAAGATCGCGTAGAGCAGATCAAGGGTGACGTGGGTGAGGAAGCGGCGATGATATTCGAGACACACTTGCGCGTGTTCGAGACAATGCCACGACTTGACGACATCCTCGCAGGTAAGGACGTACCATTGCCCAAGGAATTGAACGTGCGCTATTGCGTTGCGATGGGCTTGGCTACCCGCTTGTCAGTCGATAACTTCGACAACGCATGGAACTTCCTAGAGAAGATGCCTAGCGATATCCAGACGCTCACCATCAAGTTAGCGTACAAGCGCGACAAGTCATTGACTCGCAGTGCTGCGTATACTAAGTGGGCTGTGGCTAACCAAGCAGCGTTCTCGCGTGTATAACATGAAGTTACCCAAATCATTTCAACGGAAGTTAGTGTGGGAGAAACCCAAAGAGAGTGTGTACGTTGCTGAGGAACGAGCGGTAGACAACGGGCTTGATTTGCACAGGGTAGTAAGTGCAAGAATGTTCGCTGTCGTCCGCGCTTCGTTCAGTGCTGATGGACTGCACAGCGCACAAAATGGGTACGTCGTGTCTCGTCATGCGTTCGATGAGCTACGACATTTCCCCACGCTTAGTGAAGCCAAGATATATGTTGAATCTATTTATGAACTCGAAAAAAATTAATCCCATGGGATTAACACTTATTTACTTACGGAGGTTTTATGTCACCAGAACAAAGAATTGATCTAGCTTATTCCAAGCTAGGCTTACGTGAGCCGTTCATCGCCGCTGTGATGACACGTGTCAAGCGTGAGATCAGTACATCCATACCCACTGCTGCCACCAACGGCACGGTGTGCAAGTACAACCCTGACTTCCTTGCCAAGTCTAACGACGAGCAGTTGTTCGGGCTTGTGCTTCACGAGTCATGCCATGTTGTGCTTATGCACATGTGGCGTAGAGAGGGGCGTGATCCATCGCTGTGGAATTATGCCAACGACGCAATCATCAATGCGTACATCAAGTCACGTGGTTACTCATTGCCTGACGGTGGTGTATACCTCGACTGGGTACGCGACGAACATTCATCGGAGCATGTGTATGACAAACTTAAGAAAGACCAACAGAATAACAAGAGTGCTGGGGGTAAGGGCGACGACGGAGATGATGCTGATGGGAGCGGTTCGCCGTCCGCCGGTGGCTTCGATGGCACGGGCGATCTTGAGGACGCAATCGACGAAGCCACTCGTACAGATATGGAAGCGACGATTGTCGCAGCTGCAAAAATGGCGAAGGAATGCGGTCACGGATCAAGCCTCATTGACCGCGTACTGGAGAACGTCGGTACTTCCAAAGTTCGATGGGCAGACGTGACTCGTTCGATGATGACTGAGAGTGCTGCCGCTGACTACACCTACCTACGCCCATCACGTAGGTTCATCGGTGCTGGCTTGTATCTGCCATCGCTGCGTACTGATGCGCTAGGTGGCTTAGCTGTTGGCTTCGACACCTCTGGGTCTATGGGTCCGAATGAGTGCAATCAGATTGCCGCAGAGTTGCAAGCCATCATCGACGATCTACAGCCATCATTCGTTGAGGTTATCTACTGCGACCACAGTGTTGCCAGTGTTCAGCGGTTCGAGCGTGACGAGCAGTTAGTTCTATCGCCCAAGGGCGGTGGCGGCACTCGCTTCGAGCCTGTGTTCCAACATGTCATAGATTCGCACGAGCATTACTGTGGCATGATCTACTTCACCGATATGGAGGGCGATCTTGCTGAGTGTACTGATCCTGACATCCCAGTAATCTGGGCGGACATCGGTCGCTACCATCCTGAGCCACCGTTCGGTACACGTGTTGACGTACCACTTTAATCACTGGAGAAAATCATGGCATCATTTGAACGAGAAGTAATGAACCGCTTGGTTCGAGTAGAGAGCAAACTCGTTCGTGGGTTCGAAGAGCTTGGCGTTAATATTGACAAGGACAACGACTGGCTTACTGTTGACGACAACGCACGGGTTATTTATGTGTCTACGCTCGGGCGTTCGCTTACTGTAATGTTGACTGACATGGGACGCAACGGAGCTACGCATGTGGATAAAGAGTACGAGATCATTCACAAAGGCGAAGTTGTCGGTACTGTTATGTTCCGTCCGGCATATTAATCCCATGGGATTAACAACTATCATAGGAGCGACAAATGCTGACTGACACCGTTGACTACAAACAAATCATTAACTGGCTTCGAAGTATCTGGGCGAACTCACTCGCTGTTGTAATTATGTTCTTTGTAGGTATGAGTATCGGTCAAGTACAGACCGAGATACGTTTTGTTGGTGACTGCAAATACGCAGGAGCCTTTCGTGTAGACGCACAAGCATTCACTTGCCAGAGGAAAATATAATGAGCGACACAGACATACATAGTTGCGGCTATTACTGCGACAGACACGCTTGCATTGTTGTGCAGCGTAATGAGTTAAGGGATAAGTTGTTTGAAAAAAACCTCACGTCCGAAAAGAGTATACAAACTTCGGACAGCAAAGAAGCAGAATCCGCACGAGCATGGGTAGGGCTGACGGACGAGGAAATGAAAGAAATATGGGACGAGCGCGGATGGTATGTAACATTGTTCCAAAAAATTGAAGCCAAGCTAAGAGGAAAAAATGCCTAAGCAGAAGAAGATTGACTTTGATTGGGAAGCGGTCATCAACGGCAATAGGATAGGTATTGCACAGGTGTTTGCAAGCATCAAGAATGGTGAAGTAGACGAGCAAGAGTTAGAGAAGCTACAGAACTTTGTGCAGTTTGCTTTAGCCTTGATGCAGCTATCCGGCCCACAAAAGTGGGCACAGGCAAAACTAAACGCAGAGCTTATGAGTTACTTAAAGGACACACAATGAAAACAATCATCCATGTTAATCAACACAAAATACGATCTAATATAAACAGCGAACAAAAAGAACCTGTGTTAACCGTCAAGACATACAAGTCAAACAACTACGCACATGAGGTAGCTATCAAGGGAGACAGCAAAATTGTGTACTCGCCCGATAAACCATTATCTTGCGGTGCTCGGGTGTGGATCGAAACCGAAGGCGAAGTAGAAATATTACGATAGGAGAATAAAATATGACACTACTTAATTGGTCGATAGCTTTGATGGCGGCAGGGTTCTCAGTGATGGCTTATGGAATCGTGTTGTATATACTTATGGCGTGGGATTCATCATGCGACTGAGATATGTGATATTGTTACAAATAATTACTGCGCTCTCACTTACTTACTTATATAAATCAAAACTTAATGATACGTACTTAAGAGGTGTAGCTGATGGCGCTACAGCTGAGAAGTCCCAATACCATACAGACAAAGTATGCTCCGCGTGGTTATTCAACACCAACTTAAAAGAAGCAAAGAGTAGGATATGCGGGGGTAAGAGAACATGACAAAGAAAACGGCTAGCGCCAAAGACATAACTAACGTGTTGAATAAAGACAGAGAACTAAATACTAAATTCAGACATACGATTAAAGAGAAAAAACTTTTTGCGTATATCATGAAACGGTACAAGCTCAAGAGCGACACACAGTTAGCCGAGTTGTTGTTTTCTTCAGAGTCACAGATAAGTCAGGTGAGGAACGACAGAATTTATCTGAGTCCACGACTTACTTTGACGATATATGACAGGACTGACTTATCCATAGAAGATATTAGACGTTTGGCGAGAGAAGATTGTGACGAAGGAAATTAAATGAAAGTCTTAACAGTAGATTTTGAGACGTACTACGACAAGGATTATTCTTTGTCCAAGATGCAGACAGATGAATACATTATGGATGACAGGTTTGAAGTCATTGGGGTGTGTGTTGCTGTAGATGACGGACGACCACAGTGGTTCTCTGGATCGTTCGATGAAACCCACGATTGGCTATGGGCTAACTTCGACTGGGCTAACTCCGCTGTACGTTGCCACAACACCATGTTCGACGGATTTATTCTGACGCAACGGTTCGGCATTCGCCCTAAGTTATGGATGGACACGCTAGCACAATCCAGAATGCTGCATCCATACTTGCCTTCTCATTCCTTAGCTAACATGGCTATATTCTTTAATCTGCCCAACAAGGGCAACGCGGTAATTAACGCGCTAGGTTTCCGTAGGAAAGTGTTTACTGAAAAAGGGTTACGTGACTACGGCGACTATTGTTTTCACGACACTAACTTATGCAAGATGCTAGGCAACCGCATGGACCCATTCACTCCTGCACTGCACACGCGCTTAATCGATATGACGGTGCGTATGTTTACTGAGCCAGTATTCGTTGGCGACTTAGACAAGATGCAGGATTTATATGAGAAAGAAGTAAACCGTAAAGACGACCTGTTGGCTGGGGCGAACACGACACGTGAGGCGATTATGTCCAACGCGTTCTTCTCTGAGTTGCTAGAGCAGTTCGGTGTGACGCCACCTATGAAGATAAGCAAAACCACAGGCAAGCCAGCGTTAGCCTTAGCCAAGTCAGACAAAGAGTTCACCGACTTATTAGATCATCCTGACGCACAGGTACAGGCGTTGGTCGCTGCACGGCTAGGAGTCAAGACAACCATCGCTGAGACTAGGGCGGCAAAGTTTGTATCGATGAGTAAGCGTGGCCCATTACCAGTGTTTCTAAACTTCTGGGGTGCTAAGACAACTGGTCGGTATTCTGGTGGCAACCAAGTCAATTGGCAGAACTTACCTGCGCGTGGTCCGAGCGCGGGGTTACGTGACGCATTACTTGCCCCCGAGGGCTGTTCAGTATTGGTGGGGGACTCGTCCAACATTGAGCTACGTACTGTGATGGCGTTGGCTGGTCAGACTGACGTGTTGGATAAGCTACGCAACGGCACTGATTTGTATTGCGATTTTGCGTCTAAATTATTTGGCAGAAAGATTACTAAAGCGGACAAATCTGAGAGGTTTCTAGGCAAAACGGCCATGTTGGGGCTACAATACGGCGCGGGAGCACCTCGCTTTCAGGAGATGGTACGTCTAGCGTCGAGGACTGACCCATCGGTGCAGGAAATCGATATAAACCGTGCCCACTCAATTGTTGATTTATATAGACAAGTCCACCCACAAGTTGTAGAGTTATGGCGTAGATGCCATGATGTGATCTTGCCTGATATTGCAAATGGGTGTAGTCTTACTCATGTTGATGTCAACGGCTGGTTCATAACTCAGAACGATGGCTTTGGCAGACCGGGGGAACCCGGCGTTGTTTATAAAGACCTGCGGTACGAATCCAAGTCGAAAGAGTGGACGTACCAGATGGGTAGACAACGGATACGTATTTACGGACCGAAGATTGTTGAGAACTTATCGCAACACGCTGCGATGCTAGTGGTCATGTGGCAGACTGCACGTATCAATGAGCGACTGCCTATTAAGTTGTCAGTACATGATGAAGCAGTCACAATCGTTAAGAACGAAATACTTACTGAAGCACGAGCATACATGGAGGAGTGCCTATCTATGGCTCCTAAGTGGTGCAGAGATGTAATACCTGTAGCTTGTGAGACTGGTGTAGGGAGAAGTTATGGCGATGCAAAATAAAGGGTAAAAATGTCTAAAGTAATGCCTTTGTCTTTTAGTAGGTTGTCCACGTTCGAGCAGTGTCCTGCACAGTTTGATTATCTGTATGTGTCTAAGCGCGTGTCGAACGAAAGTAACGAGCACTCAGACTACGGTGACAGGGTGCATAAGTTGCTAGAAGCCAAAGGCAGAGGTGAGTTAGACGAGTCAACTCTTAGTGACGAAGGTAAAAGCACACTGAAAAAGTGGGGGCCTATCGTCGATAAAATAATATCAATATCGGGGGACAAATATTTTGAATACCAAATGGCAGTTAATAAGGACTTGCGACCAGTTGGATGGTTTGACTCCGACGTATGGATTAGGTCTATTGCCGATGTGTTGGTTGTGGACGGCGCAACGGCGTATTGCCTTGACTATAAAACGGGCAAAGTTAAGGAAAACCCAACGCAACTACAACTATTTGCGGCAATGGTTATGTTCCATTTCCCCGAAGTCCAGACGGTTAAAACTTCTTTTATCTGGCTCAAGTTCGACGAAATAACTAATGCTAAGTATGAGCGTAGATTTCTTGGCGCACTGTGGAGCGCACTGCAACCAAGGTTTCATAAGGTGCAGGAAATCATTGACCTCGGCGTGTTTAATACTAAACCGTCGGGGTTATGTCCGTGGTGCGCTGCCAGAGATATATGTCCAGATGCACGACTGAAAGGAAGACGATGAAAAATGAAGGTGATGTAAAGAAGATAGTCAAAGAAACACTAAAAGATGTACCGAAGTGCTACTGGTTTATGCCACCCGCTAATGGGTTCGGAAGAGCAGGAATCCCAGACTTTGTTGGTTGGGTGAGTGGTCACGCCTTCTGTGTAGAGACTAAATACGGTAGAGGTGAATGCACACCAAACCAAACGCGTGAGATTGCTAACGCTACTTACGCAGGTGCACAAGTGTGGATCGTCAGAGAAACCAATGTAGATGCGTGGGTAAGTGAATTTAAAGGGTGGGCAGCACTATGCTCGTAATACCAGACAAACGTAAGATCATTATTAACAGCAGTGAAAACTCTGCTATTGCTAACTATATACCCCATGCGAAAACGTTCGATCACAACGGCGATAATCTTGTTGCCCTTCCTTATGGTGTTGATGAGTCTATTGTTCTTCGTAACCTCGGCTTCCATGTTCCTGCACCGATATTGCAGTATTACCAATGGCCCGGTCGGTTCGCTCCGATGGATCACCAGAAAGAGACGGCATCGTTTCTCACCATGCACAAACGGGCCTTGTGTCTAAACGCTCCGGGTACAGGTAAGTCCATCAGTTCTTTGTGGGCGGCTGACTTTTTATTAGAAGAAGGTATCGTCAAGAAAGTTCTTATCATAGCGCCGCTATCTACACTAACTGTAGTGTGGGGTAGAGAACTAAAACACCATTTACCACACCGCAGCTTTGTTGTGTGCGTAGGTAATAAAGAGAAGCGGCTAAAACTATTGGATCAACCCGGTGTGCAGTACGTCATCATTAACCATGACGGGTTTACCAGTATGAAAGATGAACTGAAAGACTTCGACGTAGTTATCTATGATGAGGCTACTGCCCTTAAGTCACCTAGTTCACAGCGGTATAAGATATTTGCTAAGTGGATGCAGATACATCAACCGTGGCTGTGGTTGCTAACAGGCACACCCATATCGCAGACACCCGCAGACGCATGGACATTGGCTAGGCTTGTTGACTCACCGAGTGTACCCAAGAGCTTTACTACGTTCAAAGACATGGTGATGAAGAAGGTAACAACGTTCCGTTGGGTTCCGCGTGAGGATGCGTTGGAGTTGTGCAAGAAAGTATTGCAGCCATCGATTAGATACTCGCTAGATGAATGCAAGGATTTGCCACAGACTAATTATGTTGGGCGTAAGACGGTGCTGACTAAGCAACAGGAGAAGGCATTCAAAGATATGAAAGACAAAGCGGTGACGATTTTCGCGCAGGGCGAAGTAGCCGCGCCGAACGCCGCTGTGATGTTGTCGAAGCTTTTACAGATTAGTTGCGGTGTGGTGTATAGCGACACAGGCCCAATTGCCATAGACGCCCAAGAGAGGTATAATACACTTACTGACTTACTTGAAGAGATAGGCGACAAGGCTATTATCTTTGTGCCGTTGAAGGGTGTGCAGTTGTGGTTACGTGATAAGTTGATTGCTGATAAGTACGATGTTGCTATGGTTAATGGTGACACTAGTAAGAATGACCGCAATCAAATATTCAACGACTTTCAACACACCGATACGCCTAAGATATTGTTGGCTCATCCGAAGGTAGCAGCGCATGGATTGACGTTAACCCGTGCGAAAGACATTGTATGGTTCGCTCCTATTTATTCACTTGAGCAGTACGAGCAAGCCAATGCACGTATACGTCGGTTGAACACCACCGGCAAAACGAATGTGTGGCACGTTTACGCCACCAGTTTCGAGGCAGAGTTGTACCGCCGACTGCGTTCGAAACAAAACACCTTGGCGGAATTTTTGGCGTTGGTTCAAGGCGTCAACAGTGACGATTAGTTAAACAGTTAGGAGAATGTATGAATTACGAACTTGCCGCAGAGAGGTTTCTCTCTGTACGTAATGCTATCGATAAGATGGAACGAGAGCATAAAGCAGCAAAAGCAGAACTGACAGAGAAACTTGTAGCGCTTGAGAACTGGTTTACTGCTAAAGCTCAAGAAGATGGGCTTGATTCTATTAAGACTTCTTTTGGCACTGGTTACTGGGCTACACATAACACAGCTACAGTTGCTTCCCGCGAGGAATTCTTTAGCTATTGCAAAGAACATGACACATGGGATTTGGTCGAGGCCCGTGCGTCTAAAACTGGGGTGAAGAGTTTCATCGAGGGTAACGGTGCGCCCCCACCGGGTATTAACTTCTCGTCCACACGTGTGTTTAATTTTAGAAAAGCCCAAAGCAAGGAGTAACTCATGAGTAACATAACCACAGTCCCAGCACACATTGCTGCCCGTATTGCTGCGCGTCAGCAGTCGGGTACTAAATCAACTGTTGCATCAGCTATCGTCAGTGACGGTCCAAATATCCCACGCATTAGTATTCGTGCAGGGCGTTATCGACTGGTCGAAGACGGCGTTGAGACAACCGTTGGAGTAACACTGGACACCATCATCGTAGGTGCAAACCCACGAGTATCTAAGGTATTCTATGGCAAAGCGTTCGATGCCTCGGCTTCGGATGTTCGTCCTGATTGCTGGTCGAACGATGGCCTACGCCCTGACGTTAGTGTAGACAAGCCTGTCAATGCCGGATGTGCAGATTGCCCACACAATGTTCTTGGCTCCAAAATTCTTCCATCAGGTGCTAAGTCTAAGATGTGTTCAGACCAACGTCACTTGGCTATCGTACCTGCGGCTGACCCAACCAAGGTCTACAGCCTCACAGTTCCTGTATCTGGTATGAAGTCGTTGCGTGAGTATTTCAAAGAACTAGGCAACTACGGTGTTGGTCCCGAAGAGGCGATTACTGAGTTGGGTTTTGACGACAGCGCTAGCTACCCGAAGATCACATTCAAGCAGAAGGGGTATGTACCAGAAAAAGCTATTGAGCGTGTTGATGTGTTACTCTCAAGCGATCAAGTGAAAGTAGCTACTCGCCAACTTACCCCATCACAAGCAGGACCTGCGCTTGCTGCACCGCAAAAGGCAACACAGATCGCCGCTCCTGCGGTAGATGATGCGTATGAAGAAGAAGCCCCAGTACAAGCAGTTGCTAAGCCAGTTAAAGAAAAGCCAACTGTTGCCTCAGTAAAAGCGTCAGACGAACTCTCTGCAAAGCTCGACAGTCTGTTCGATGAGTAATAGAATAGAGTAGAAGTATTGGACCCCCCGGCTCAGGCCGGGGTTTTTATCTGAGGGCACAGAATTGAACACTAAAGACTTCCTTACTCGCGTATCTGCCCAACGAGACGAACTGGTAATTTGCACACACAAGCCTGATCCATCTGGGAAAGAATCTCGTGGTTTTTTCTGGAATAGAGGATCATTTGCAAATATCGATGACGCCGTTGCTGCTATACAAAAATGGGATACCGAGTCAGATACCACTGTTTATTTTGGTATCGGTGCGTTTGCGAATCACGCATACACAGATGTAAATGGAAAAACAAAATGGAGACGTACTCAAGATAAAGCTACGTGGTTTAAAACCTTAGCACTTGATCTTGACATTGGTAGCGACAAGCCTTACGCCACACAAAAAGATGGATGGGCGGCGATGCGACTTGCGCTTGCTGCGATAAACTTTCCTACCCCGATGGTTGTATCATCTGGTCGTGGGTTACACTGCTATTGGCCGCTAACCGAAGCTATCTCTGCATCACACTGGGTAAAAGCTTCGACAGCATTGCGTATAGCATTAGAAGAGAACGGTGTCGTTATCGACACAACTAAGATTCATGACTCGTCAATGGTGCTCCGCCCTGTTGGCTCCAACCACAAGAAGCAACAACCTTGGAAACCTGTCGAATGCAAACTAAATTCTCCAGACTACAACCCAATTCAGCTTTTTACTACGTTGAAGCCATGGTTCGGCAAGGCCTCAAAGACGCAGTCGTCGACAGCGGCGAAGAAACCACAGTCAAGCATAGCAGCAGCGGTGCTAAACTCGAACGACGTAAATATTTTAGCGGTAGCGCAGCATTGCAAACAGATAAGCGCAATAGTTAATTCAGGTGGTGTAACTGACGCAGCAGGTAATCCGGTGTTGGAGCCACTATGGCGTTCGACAATGGGCTTGGCTGCTCATGCTACTGATGTTAAAGAAGCAGTCATCATACTGGCTGGTAAGCACAAAGACTTCGACCTTAACGATAGCATGAATAAGTTAGCTGGTTGGAAGGGGACAGGTCCGACTACTTGCGCTAAGTTTGAACAGTTGAGTCCCGAAGGTTGCAAAGGTTGCCCACACAAAGGGAAGATCACTAGCCCTGCACAACTATCATCATCCACGACGAGCACCGTGGTTGACGAGCAAGGCGAATCTATTGAAATCGAATTGCCTAAGCCTTATGTTGAAAAAGACGGCAAGATTTACAAAGAGATTAAGACTGACACAGAAGTAGTAGACGCAAACGGCAACTCCGTCACCGTAACTACAACTGATTGGGAATTAACTTCGCCATACCCCATGCACATAACTGGCATGTACAAGGACGGAGTATCAGGTAAAACAACTTTCCGCTTAGCTATTAAATACCCTATGACTGGGTGGCAGGAAGAAGATCACGAGATCGGTGTTGTAGCAACAATAGGTAAAGAGTTCGCTACATTCTTGCTTAACAGACAAGTGTTTAGTATTAAGGGCGTAGGCCAACAAGAAAAATTACGAGGTTACTTAATGGATTATTTAACAATGGTACAGCAGCAGTCTCCTACTGGCGTTGACTTTATATCGTTCGGTTGGCAAGACGACGGGTCGTTCCTATGCGGGGAACGTATTATTAACTCGCCTACTGGAAACACAGATCGCCGTTTGCGTGGCGCTGCGTCCCGCTATGCTGAGATGATTAAGCCTCATGGGGATCGTCAGATTTGGATTGACGCCATGGATATGCTGAACGAGCCGGGCACTCACAACCTGAGAGCCGCAATTATTTTGGCTTTGTCTGGGCTGCTAGGTAAGGTATCTGGCAACGCTTCGTTAGTCGTGTCCATTTATTCTACAGAGACAACCACAGGTAAGTCGTTGGCGTTAATGGCTGCGAATAGTTTGATCGGCAATCCGCGTGATTTGTTTATGACTAAGCTAGACACTAGCAATGCGCTATTTAAAATTCGCGGCGTACTAAACAATCTGCCATGTACCATAGATGAGTTGACTACTTCAGCGGACGAAGACGTTGCTGAGTTGGCGTATAACTTAAGCCAAGGGCGTGAGAAAATTTCTATGTCCAAGGACAGGGAAATCCGTGAGCCTGTGAAGTGGGACGGACCAACTCTGCTGACCACTAACATATCTATTCATCAGAAGTTCGACAATATTCAGACTAGCAACGATCCACTACGCGCTAGGACTATGGAGTTGCACCACCACGACCGCACCTTTATTCAGACCGACTCGACTGGGTACAGCAATGGCTATCGATTCTTTGATTTAATAGCTAAAAACAATGGCTGGGCTTATCCAGAGTTAGTCGAAGCTGTTGTAGCGTATGGTGGTCCTGAATTGATATACGAAAAGGGTGTAGCGGCGTTCACCAAGAGATTTAATTTTCTGTTTGAACCTCAAGAACGCTTCTATAGATCAGGGATTATTAACGGATGGATCATTGGTAAGATCGGTCAGAAACTGGGGCTTATTCCTTTCGATGTTGACAACACAACACAGTATTTAATTGACTGCACGATTAAAGCTCGTAAGGACGCAGAGAGCAGCAAGCAGGACGTTTTCGATACGGTTGGTCAGTTCTTACAAGAGTTCAACGATCAGCTAATCGAAGTCACTGAGCTATATGGGTCAGGCAAAGAACAAGTGCGCGTACCCGCTCCAGAACGCGCTGTGGCTAGACTTAAGGTGGTCTATGACAGCAACACCCCAGTGATGCCCGGAAGCAGCCTAGCGATCAATTTAACCGCGCTAAAGAAGTGGTTGAGCAAGACTAGAGATGGTGCAGACCGACTTATTCGGGAACTAGAATCTAACGGGGCATTGATATCTGCGCGGGAGCGGGTTACTATATTCAAAGGATGCCAGAACCGCAACCCGGGGCAAGCTCATTGCCTAATCGTTAATATTAACCACCCACGTTTTGTGGACGCACTAACTAGTACATCTGCCAGACTACAGAGTCCTGTGGCGCTAGCAGTATTGCAAGGTGGACAATCTTAGGAGAAGGTCATGCCAAGGGATTACAAACAGGAGTACGCTAATTATCAAGGTACGCCCGAGCAGATCGCTAACCGTACAAAGCGTAATGCCGCTCGTAGAACTATGGAGAAGAAGGGCGTAGTATCAAAGGGAGACGGCAAAGACGTTGACCATAAGACGCCTATAGCCAAGGGTGGTGGTAACGGTGGCGGGAACTTGCGCGCAGTACCTAAGTCAGTGAATCGTTCGTTCCCCCGCACTAAACGTGCAGGTATGAAATAAATGGGTGTAAACCGGCGTTTAAACCGGCGTACACCCACCAAAGGCTATTACTCTTCGTCGGAGTAGTCTTCTGAATCGTCGTACTCAACCCAGTCGTCTGACTCATCATCGAACCAATAGACGTTACCTGACTCATCAACGTACCAAACGTTGTCGTCTTCGTCGACTTCAGCCCAGTCATCCAAGTCTTCGTCGAAGTAGTACAGAACATCTGACTCTTCGTCGTAGAACCAAATAACGCCGTCTTCGTCGATGTCGAAATCGATGTCGTACTCTTCGTCTAAATCTTCAACAACTTCTAAGTCCAGCGCGTTCAACAAATCTTCAACATTAACCAACAAAGTAATAGATGCAAACATGATAAGCTCCGTAGTCAAATTAGCAACCTCCACAGGCCGCAAAAACTATCCTACACTAAAAATATGACGGATTTGAAATAAAGCTACATACTCTCCATAGTCTCGTACGCTTGCAATAATCGCTTTAATTTTCGTATCTCTTCATCGCGCTCGTTTAGTTTTTTCTGTAGATGTTCGCTTAACGCATAAACTTCTGCAATTTTTTCAAACCTTGCTTTGTGGTCTGCTAGCATTATGTTGTACAAACGCTCTGACGCTTCAATTTGTTTTTGGAAAAAGTCGGACATAATAATTATTCTCCTACGTTTTAATAACTTCACCACGAAAATAAACCAATCCTTCGTCTTCATTAATCACTTCAAACAACTCCGGCGGCATAAGTTTGCTATTGTAAATCGTTAACGCAGCACCTCCACTACGCCAATTGCGTGGCGAGTCTTCCATATAGCTAAAACCATCGTCATAGATTGGTGCTAGGGTCCCGGTATCGATGCCATACCTCGCGCCTGAATAATCTGAGAAGGGGGTCACCTTAAGGGAATGAAGGTGCCCAGAACAGAAGCTTACCCCCGATTTTAAAATATTGTTGTAGACAGCGTGAATTCCATTGTGCCATCTATGCTTAATCATCAAGTTACCGTTAACCATTATGCTTGTTTGGAATTTCCAACGTGGGAAGTAGTCTTTGAGGTTGAATCCTTGCAGACCTTTAAAACCGTCGCCCACTTGTGTTGCTAGTTTGGAGTTAAATCTAAGGTCATGGTTACCCCACGTCCACATTAATTTTGCGTTACCAGCAACAGCTTCGATCTCGTTGACGCGTTCTTGGCAAGATTCGAGTTCTTGCTTAACGCTTGGGAGTGTTTGCCAGTCTCCTGCGGGGAATCTTGAGATTGTAGCGCCGTCAAAAACGTCGCCGTTAAGCACAATAATTTTTGGCTTGATATCTTTTATTAGCTTTACGAAACCTTTATGAGCCGATGATATAACTCCGGGCCAGTAGTGGCAGTCTGAAGCTACTAAAATAACACCGCTCTTAATATCTACTTTAGTTCTTACACCATTATCAGGGTATGTAACATTAAAATCTGGACTTTTAGGGCTAACGCCTAATAGTTTTTCACCAGTCTTTTCTTCTAATGTACGCCGTCTTGTGTTAACGCCTCGAAGGGTTAGCCCAGTAACTTTAGCAATTTCATTAACGCTGCCGTATTTTCTCCACAAACCCAAAAACTCTTCGTCTGTAATTTTTGTCGCCATTTTTGACTCACAAGTAATTAAAGTATTGCGAACCTAACATAGATTTGTGAAATATGTGTTAAACGATTGATTCTAAGGCGAAAAAATAGAAACGAGTCCAACCAGTAAGATTAGACCCGCTTCAGTAAGTCAGTCCTTTGATGCCAGAATTACTTCTTGCCCTTTTTCATAGCCATCATCTTTTCTTTGGATTCCATCTTTTTGCTTTCGCCCTTCTCGTGCTTCATCATGGCAGTTTTGGATGGGTACTTCTCCATACCACCATACTCTTTAACCATCTTGCTCTTTGCAGTACGTTGACCGCGCATTGGCATACCTTTCATTACTTTCTCCTAGCTGCTCTCATGTTATCCACGAGATTTGGGTAAGGACGACCTGCTTTCTTTGCTGCGGCCTTCGCCGTCGTCTTCTGCGAAGGTGTTAGTTTCTTTGGCTTGCCTAGCTCTTTGGGACGAGGCGTTTCCCATACTTGTTTTTTCATATCAGCACTTCCATGCTCTGAGAGATTTATTGATGCGGCTGTTCGGATCGTTAGCAGTTTTAGAAGAGGTAAGTTTCTTCTTCATGCCTTCCATACGGGCACAGAACGAGTCTCTACGCTTGCCACCTTCAGGCTGTGGGGCTTTGAGATTACCACCCGTTGCCTTATTGTAGCTTGCTCTGCCCTTGGCGTTAAGACCCCCTTGAGGGTCTTTGCCTTCCTTGCGTTGCCATGCTGGTGACTTAGCCATTATTCCTCTTCCTCCTCGCCGCCGCGAACTTCGGCGACACGTTTTTCCATGCGCTCACGCAGAACTTCTAGTTCTTTATCAAGCGCCTCGTAGTCAGGATAACCTTTGCGGTATTCCTCTTTCTTAGCTTTGTTCATTGCTGATTTAAAGTCTCGTTTGATACCTTTGACAACTTTGTCTTGGATAGCTAAAGATTCATCTACATTGTAATCATACAACTTAAAGCCAAACATTCTTGCTATTACAAGATTACTTGGCTTGGCTCCTGTTATACCTTCTTTTTCTTGGATAATATCTTTTACTTTACTCCAATTTTTACTGGAGACTGCAGGAGGCATGGCTGTGTCATAAGCAAATACAGCGGAGTTTACTAATTTATCCCACTCTGAATCTGTAGGCTTATGAATATCTTTGCCGCTATATGGATCAACACCAAGCAGTAAACCAGATATGGCAGATACGAATGGGCCGCTTGGCGTAACCACACTAGGAATCCACGACTGTCCGAACAAACCGTTAGGCAACCCTTTGGTTATGGATGCAAACGGTACATAGTCGCCTAGCTTGTAGTACACAGGATTTTCTTCGTCGCCCATAAATGGAATGCGGATAAACATACGAGGACCGAACGAGCCAAAGAACATACGCTCACGCATATACTCAGGACCTTTTTCGCGTAGTTCGTCGTCGTCTCCATCACCCATGCTAGCCATTGCTATATCCAGCAAGTAGTAAGCCATTACGATGTTGGCTATCTTCCAAGGCTGGTGCAAAGCAATACGACCAAGCACAGGTGCTGCTGCGTAACCCCACGATATAAATGGAATGACTGACTGGCGAAGAACACGTACTGCTTTAGAGTCGATGTCGTAGTCCAAAAATGCTTTACGAGCAAAGTCACCAGCAGAACGTAATTGCTCAGGAGTTGCAGTAGTAGTTTTATCTCGTGCTTGCAAATCTCCAGCTTTAGTTAAGAAAGCAGCAAGACGGAAAATATTATCTTCTGCCGCGTAAACTTCTGAAGCATAGAAGTCAACTTTCTTACCTACTTTGGCTGCAAACTGAACTACCTTCTGTGCTTTAGACTTTTCATAATTTGTAAACGCGGCTAGTCGTTTCATCAGCGAGTTGTCGTTCGCTGCTGCCATGTTGTCTTTCCAAGCATCGTACAAAGCTTTTTTAACCTCGGCGCTAGAAAAGTTACCTAGCATAGCACCCGAGTTCATAAACGAGGACATCATGTCCAGTTCTGTAGCAGACAGTGCTTTGGGGTTGGCTTCATATAGCGCGAAGATACGTGCAGCATTACCTAAAGTTGCCATAGGAATGTCGTGCATCATAGCCAACGTTATATTTGACGCTACGTTTGTTACGTGAGTGCCGGGGTTATATACCGTCTTGGACTTCTTAAACCAACGCATACCGTCGTTGAAAATAGCGAACGGGATTAATGGACTACGATCAGCCATGTCGGTCATTGCGCTCCACACAGGGCCGGGCAGGTATTTATTTGCTAAGTCACCATAGGCCGGGGAATCGGGCAACTTCACCCAAGTACCAGAACGTCTGTACAGGCTATTAATCTGTGGGGACTTAGCTTCCTCTTGGCTAACTTTTAGAACTTGATCTTCATCAATAACCTGTCCAGAAAACGCTTTAATATCTTCCAGACTGTCAAACGCAATCGATTTATCCGCAGCCAAAGCTTTTGAAAACTGCCTACTTGCATAGTTATTTGCAAGCGCCGCCATGGTGTTACGCATAGCGTTAGCCAAGTCATCGACTTTGTTTTCTTGTATAGCCTGTTTAGCGGTCATGCTGGACGAGAACTTATAGCCGCGATCTGGGTCGTACTGCGACATCCACCACTCTCTAGTGGCGTCTACTTGGTAGCCATCAGGGGCTTTACGGCCACGCTTCTCAAACTCAGAGATAGACATATAGCCAGCGTGTTCTGGGCCATTGCCGGGGCGCAAACCGTCGTTCTTAAATACTTCGTAGAATCTGCTGTTTAGATCGACATCGCCGTTAGAGTCTTTTGCTAGCCAATCCATAAAGCCTTCTAGCGTATTTTCGCTTTTGTGCTTTAGTCCAAGGACTTTGGATAACTTACGAGCGCCGAATGTGCTGCTAGCTACCTGTGCGCTCTTCGACGCATACAGCAATGACTCAGAGAACTTACGGTTGTTGAAGAACGAACGCTCCGCAGCAGGGAGATCAGCAACGTAGGTCTTGAACCACTCCATGACGTTATCCGCTGTGCGGGTCATAATGCCTTTATCTGCGAGGCCATCCAATGCTTTCTTGTTGCCGTCCATGTAGTCGAACAAAGCACGGATTTCAGCAGCAGAACGGTTAGTGACAAAGTTCGCCAAACGCTCCATCTGCTGATAGCCGACACTCTTATTTACTTTGTAATTTTCGATCTCTTGGCTAGTCATTGCACCAGCACTGAAACGAGAGTTGACATAGATAAGGAACCGCTCAAGCGAAGGAAAATCCTTACGGATTGCCTCAGCCATTTTGCTAGTTGTTTGAGTAAACCTCTTAGCTACGTTCTCGTTCCAGCCAACAATATCGAAGAATGCCTTGGTGCTTATAGCAGCTGGTGCGATTCGTTTGGTGTAGCCACGATAATCTTGGCCTGTAATGCCAGCAGCTTGTTGGGTTGCCTTATTAGATTGAACTGCGGCTTGTAATATATTTGGGTTGGTAGAATCAAAAGTGCCTTCGTTGAATTGAGACTTTATTTGTGTAGAAGAAAATGGAACTATTTCAGCCCCACCGTCCACAATAATACCGTCGTACCCCAAAGCTTTGAGTATATTTGTAACCGAGCTTGCCCCAAATCTACCTGTGCGCGAAACGTCGCGGATAAACTTATCTAGTGCAGTGTGAGAAGTAACCTCTAAAGGGTTTTTAATACTAATATAAACAGGCATTACATTAGCGCCTTCTTTTAGCTTACCCGTAGGTGTATCGATAAAGTTTGGGCGATTAGTCTGATTTATGCCTCTTGACTTATCTTGGAAAACTGTTCTGTTTGGGTTACCAACCGCGTAACCGCTTGCTTCATTAGCATTTTTGGAAAAGTACCCGGGAGATTTCCCATACATACCAAAGTTTAGAGTATTGCTTCCAGCAAATTTACTCCAAAACGCAGAAATGTTTGCGCTGGTTCCGTGGTAAACAACCAAGGGCTGACCATCGCTATCTACAACTTTACTATCACCAAACCAACGCTTAAACGCGGTAGTAGCAATATCAAGCGCCTTGCCAGTTAATGACTTAGGCATCGTAGCTTTAGTAGACTGCTCCAGCAATTCCATAGACGCAGAAAGAACATCGCTAGCTACAGTGTCATTAGCACCCAATAGCCTACGAACAATCGCTTTGTACATCGCCCAGACAGAACGGATAGAGTCTAAGAACGACTTGGGTGCATCACCTGTTTTGATCTCCTGCATTGCACGACGGAACTCATTAAGCGTAGCAGTATACGAAACCAATTCCAACACAGCGTCTAGTCCACGTTTATTGTTGACTAAATCTTGGAGGATGTTCTGAACTTCCAACGCCTTACCTTGTAAACCCTTTGCGTCTAGTGCGCGTTTAAGCGACAGTTGCAACTGCTTAACTGCTGGTGCGTTAGGGTTCTGGTACACATACCATTGCAATGCGGCGTGGAAAGTCTCATGCAGCACAACTTCAGCTGACTGTTCGCCCCTGTTGATGTAGACCGTGTTCGTTTTTGGGTCGTAGCGGGAGCCGCCTTTGTCGGTGAATACTATTTTTGCTTGGTTGGCAGACTCAGACAACGCGTCACGCAGCATACGAGCGAGTATTCGACCCATAGGCGTAGTGTTAAAACGCAAATACTGCAACATTGCTGGTAGGCCGTAATACTTCTCACCTCTGTTCTGAGGATTGATATAGCCGTTTTTCGCTACGTCCTCAAGGGCAGTAACTAATTTGCCTTTGGCTTTCTCAGCCATTTCAGTTGATGGGCGGATTACTTGTCCACTAACATCAGCTAAATCAGGTAACTCAGACATAAATGTTTCGCGCTTCGCCGCTGCCCAACCAGAAGACAATGCAGTATCCAACGACTTCATAGCCGCTAGTGTTTCTTTCTTTGTCTTGCCGGGCTTGGCTAACTTCTGCTGCACAGTGTCTTTAACAACACGAACAACTGCCTCGACGTTCTTAGCGTTGTTGTCTAGAGATTGGCCTAGATAGAATAAAGAATTCTGAACGTCCTTAGCCAAGTCTTCTAACTTAGATACTCGCTCTTCGGCTTTGCCTTTGGTGTTGTTCTTTACTTCACGTGCTAGGTTGGCACTGTAGTTAAGATAAGCATCATAAGCATCAGCAAACTTTCTTACAGCGTCAACAACCTTTTGTTCTGTTCTGCCAAAGGCTTTAGCCACTTTGCCCGACTTGCGGAAAATGGCATCACGAATGCCTAAGAGCGAACGCTGAGATAACGACACACGACCGGGGGCTTTAATTTGTTTAGCACCCTGAACTTCTGCACCGAGGTCTTCTTTGTTAACGTCGTCAATAACTTTCTTGGCGCGTGTCTTATCTAGTTCTGCGTCAGCTAGTTCCAGTTCTTCATCAAGAGCATCGGCGATAGACTTCCCTGCCTTAGCTTTTTTCTTTCGATCAGCTGCAAGTTCATTAGCCTTTAGTTCGCCAAGTGTATAAGTCTTATCGCCATCCATTATGGTTACACCGTCAGGTGATGGAGGCGCTGGATCAGAAGAAAAAGCCCCCGGTGCAGAAGTTGCACTGGGGGTAATGGTGGTGGTCACACCACCCGAAGGAACTGTTGCAGCTACCTGCTGCGCAGGAAGAGTAGCTGATGTTTGAGCTTGTGGACCTGCAGCAGCAAACTGCTGCGCTGGCCCTAACCCCGTAGCTGGGCGAGGTGCATTCTGATCTACTGGACCTGCCATAGCAGCAATCTGACCAGCGCCTAGCGGCGGGGTTCCACCTAATGCAGCTTGTTGATTGCTACCCAACTCCCCCCTAACAGGGCGTGGTTGGTTGAATGCTTCTGGACCAGCGGCGAACATTCCGCGTTGGCTACCTTCTAAGCCAGTAGACACAGGGAAACGCCACACACTTGGCGACGTTGGGTCGTTTGCAGCTTGGCGAATATCAGCCAAAATTTCTTTAGCTGTCTTTGGTGTGGTGCTTCTTAATAAATCTTTTGGTGCGCTAGGATCAGTATTGGCCTGACGCTCCATAACTTCGCCCATCGACAACTCGCGTGGAGCTTGTGAGCCATCAGGTAATGTCTCATAAGTAAACTGTCCACTTGGCTCATTAAATGCTTCTTCGAACTGGGCTATGTAGTCAGCTTCGTTTGTGGGCTGTGCGCCGATACCAAGGCGTTGATTAATGCCAGCGCCCACCTCTAAATTCTGCACCGCTTCTTCCATACGACGAAGTGCGTCAGTGCGACGGTCTTCTAACTCAATCTGCCCTAGAGTCCAGCGCTCTATATCTTTAGGGGCAACACCTTGTCGTTGTGCTTCAACATTAACAGCAGCAATTGCTTGAGCGCGAATATCACGAGGAACTAGTGGGTCATCAGATAAAGCGGTCTTCAGCGCAGCAGCATTGTTAGACCTAGACACATGTGCACCGAAAGCAAATGGGCCTAACAACAACGTCAGACCAGTAGCACCCATAGCGGATTGCTTGGCTATTTCCAGTAAGTCTTCAGACTTGCCACCATAGGATTGCTCAACCAACGACGTGCCCACGTCTTGTGCTATCTCTGTAGCTGGCTGGACTAAAAGATTAGTCGCTAGACCTTTAGCAAACGGTTTGACGATACCAGTATCAGTCATCTCAGCAGCAACACTTGCAGTAGTGCCACCACCTGCTCGACCTAACAGTGGCTTAAATAATTTACCGCCAACGTAAGTAGCTAAACCTTCACCAACGCCTTGGATTGCACCAGTACGATAAGAGGCTTGACGTGCTTCATCTTCAGGCACACCTTGAGCAATCAACTTTTCGTAAGTATCTTGCGCTTGTGACGTGCCGAATAAGCCAGCAACTGCGAAAGGCATACCGCCGGGAACCATCGCGGCTGGAATAGTCGCTGCAACAGGACCAACTGCACGAGCGCCAGAAAGGAATGTTTGTTGCGCTATGCCACGGCCACGCATATCGGGTTCAAACTTAGGTGCTAATGCGGTAGATTCTTCGACAAGTCTACGTCCTGTGTCGGCTACAGCACCAGAAGGTCTTAGCGATAACTGCCCTTCAGTATCGTAACTTCCGGGCGCAGCCATGGCTTGTCCTTGCGCACCGATCTCAATAGCTCTGGTAAGGCCGGGCAGTTCTCTTGCGAAAAACTGTTGACCTTGGCCTACCATCTTCGGTACATCAACAGCTAGACCCCCGACTAGTTGTCTGCCCATCTCAGGCAGGAAACCTTTCGGCTTCAAGTCAAGATAATTCGCTACCGACTCAAATGGTACTTTTTTGCGTTTGCTGTACTCACGAACAAGCTCGTCGTCGGGCAAATCACGCAACTCCTGCGGGGCGGAATTACGAAGGTCTGCAAGAGAATATATGGCCATGGTCTACTTTATAGATTAAGTTTAGTCCCAACCGCCGCCCGGAATAGCTTCTATCCCAAATTTTAACGGGTCTAGGTTATATTTGATAAGTAAATCAGATCGCTGTTTCTGTGTTTTAGCATTCTTCCATTCATCAGACTGCAGCAGTTGGCTATAAGCTATTTCTTCCCGCTTAGAAATACTAGCATCTTCTGCGCTACGGAACTTTTTAGTAAAGTCCGGGGATTGGATTGGTTTACCATCTTTGCGACCCATCTCACCAGTCTGGCGATTAAATAGGATTGGTGTGTTGTCTGTATCAAACCCAGCGACTTCATAGGAAGTTTTACCACCAGCATTGTAGTAATTTGCACCAGCGTAGTCTTTGGCAGTACTAGCTCTTTTAGCTTCAATTTCAGCTTTGGTTTTCTGTAGATTCAACGCTGTTTGCGCTGCTTGACCCGGATTAGCAAGCATGGCGTATGCCACATCTAGGGCTTCTAATTGATTAGCTTGTTCTGGCAAAGAAGATATAACTTTGCCAGCCTGTTTTATTTTCCCGTCTTTACCAGCAGCTACTGTTTCTACTATATCAATTATGACTCCACCATTAGGTCCTTTGCGAGCTACCATGTGACTAGTAGGATCATAGTCGTCATCTTCTAAGGTTGACTGCAAAAACTTATTAAGATCACCTTTTGAATTTCTGTATGCCTTTTCAACAGCCATAGTCATCTGCTGTATTTTTCCTTTTTCAAGTCCTAATACGCCCTCAGTAATTTTATTAAAACGTTCTGGACGAATACCATACTTTGCAGCTATTGCAGCCCAATCGCCTTGCATCATCGACGGGTTAGCTTTTATGTCTTCTAAAAGTTTATCTTCTGCAACGTCTTGTTTTTCACCACGTTCATAAGTCTTTAGTTGGAAGTCACTTATTTTTTGTCTAATATCAAATTCTTGCGCTGCACGACCTTCTTGCGCTTGAGCACGTTCCTCTTGTTTAGCCATGGTGCGCAATCTCATAGCTTCCATCGGATTATCTTTAGCTATGATGTCTGCGTAACGGTTCATCAACGCTGCATCGCGCTGTGATGCACTAAGACCACCTTTGTAAGTTTTGCCAAGATACTCAGTAGCACCGGGGGTCATCGTCTCAGTTTCGCCGTAACGATTTAATAGCTGGCTGTATAAACCAGAGTCTTCAGGGCGTGGCGAAACAGTGTTTGCAGGGCGACTAATACCAGTATCACGAGCAGTAAGTCCACGACCAGCGTCGCTTCCCATTGCAACACTAGGAGCAGGAGCGTAAATAGGTTCGCCAGTTGTATCATTCCTTGCGGTATTAAGAGGAACGCCTACAGCATACATCCTTGCAATCTCTTCACTACTGCGAGAGGCTGGAGCAGCGGCTTCTTCATAAGCTGGACCGCCAAAGCTCATACCTTCTGTTCTGGTAGGAGCATCGGGATACATAATTTCTCTAACCCGATAATTAGTCGAGCCGGGGTCTATATCAAACTGATACCTAGGACGTGCTTCGCCACCAACATCAACTGTTTCTGAAGCTAGTCCACGAAGATACTCACCTTGTTGTGGTGTGTACTTCTGAAATTCTTTTTCTTTCTGTGCGGCCTCAAACTCGCGCTTTTGTTTTAGACGTTCGTACTCTTTAACCGTGTCGCTAACAGCTTCGTATCCAGTTCTAAATCCGGTTGCGAATCCCATAATTAGACCTCTTCCATTTCCATGCCGAGCATCGCGTAGTTAACGACTTTAATGCCGTCGTGCATTGTCTCAACGGCGTCAGGGAACACCTTCTCAACGTCTTGCGCCATAACACCACGGAAGCGTTTATCAGGTATGTGAGTATAGTTAAACTCATAGATAGGCAACTGTGTACGGAAGTGAGTACCGACACGCTCAATGTTTTCTTTAATGCGAATGTCAGAACCAGCCATTAAATACGCGGTACCAGCCCTAGCACCAGCACCTAATAACGAACCAAATATCTCGTTTTGGTTGTTCATAGATTGACCGTACAACTGACCTTGAGTATTGAGAATCTGGCTCTGTCCTTGAATTTGCTGTCCTAAACCTTGTCCAATCATGCTAGCGCCGGAGCCGAAGCCTTGATTAAACTGATTACCCGGCATCATGTAAGAATTTGCAGCGGCGTTACCAGCATTAGTAGCACCACCATAAGCAGCAGTTGACGCGCCGGGTAAGCCACGACCAAGCCCAGCCACGTCCAGTTTACGAGCGTATCCCATCTGTTGTGCTTGTTGACGTGTACCTGTCATAGCGGCTGCGCGTTGCGCGGCTAGACCGAGATTGGCTTGGCTCTGTGTAGAAGCGAACCTGCCGGAGTTTGGATTAACACCCATACCTGCCATAGCGCGTTGTTGTGCTCCTTGTGTAGCAGTAAAGGCTCGGCCTACATCAGCAGCAGCTTTAGAAGCTAGCTCATTCCTGTAAGCGTCTGTGTCAAAGCGTTGTGCTTCGGCAGCTAGTCCACGTTCTACTGGCCTATAAGTAGACCGCATATAATCGTAGTAATCCCGCGCTTGCCCCATCTGCTCTTCTTGAGCTTGCTGTTGAGTTCTAGCGATTCCTTGGATTAACGGAGCTAGTTCAGCGTACTGCTGCCGACTAAAAGCAAGTTGCTCTTTTCCTAGAGCGCCCATTATTTGCGCCGACTCCCGACTAGCCTGAGCTAGTGGGGCGTAGTCTGGTGGTGGTGCTGATTTTCCGCCCATATCAATATCCTCTCTTTAGCCACTTGCATTTGTCCGCTGTCATGACTAAAACCATCAAATCCGCTTCGGGAGCGGCGTCTTTCATTACGAATTCTTCTTCAAATCCCACCTTCTTATCAAACGCTATTATATGCGGTTCATTGGTAGGTACTAGCCCTGTTAGCCTTTTTAATCCTAGTTGTCTAAAGCAGTAGTCGCCTACAACAAAAAACAGGGAGAACAAAGTCTTATTTGGCTTATCGATAGCAATATGGCAAAACGCATTGGCTCCATTTATTTGGTGGACAACAATACCTGCAACTATCACTCCGCCTTGCTCTACTCCAAAAGCGTTGTACCCTTCCCAAGCTACCCGCTGTGTGACTCTACCCGCCACCCAATCAGCTACACGCTCTCGATCATAAAGAATTAGGTTAGCCATGCGCTGTGTATATCACAAAGTTAGCAATATGTGAAGAGGTTACTCTGATAATGTCGGCTTTGGTGCGCTTTCTTTGACTGCTTTTATAGCGTCGTAAAACTCTTGTACTTTTGGTAACTCGCCGTTATCCATAGCATGCCACAACATATCCAGTTGATCGGCGATCTTTGGGTAAGTCCTAGCCCTTACTCTTGCGTAGTCAGTGCGGTGGGTAATTTTGTTGGTCATACCACTACCTCGTATTGTCTATCGAGGTAAGGAAAGCATTGAAGCAGGAATCTGTTCATTCCGGGGCTAAAGTCTAGCTCAGTATTACCTGCAGCGATTGGATAAGAAACCCCCTCTATAATTAAAGTACCTGCCACTGGCACTCCTGTAAGTAGGTTGCCCACAATCTCCGCAGGATTAGGTAAGCGTTCTGCAAGTTGGTCTTCTAGCACGTACTGCTTTCTAGGATCACCTACCGCTTCGATAGAAGAGTATTGGTCATACGCAGAGGCGTCTATCTCCATCCCAGCTGAATTAAAGGAATAAATTATTTTGCCATGAGTATCGTAAAAAGTTTTCTCGTCCATATTATTTTTTCAGAATAAAGACTGACCATTGGAACGCGGTAAAAGCAGTTACGCCATCATTACTAAAGTTAGACGCAACATAAGAAATTTGTGCACCAGCGCCCGTGTCTTGAAAAGCAACAGTTAAGTCACCCCACAAGCTATCCCATCCACCATTTGATTGGGAAGCAGATAAAGCAGTAGCAGCTTGAACGTCATCGTACACAGTCCCGTTTCTTCTAATGCGTAAAAATGCTACAGGGTTTCCATTGTTTGTGTTTACTATATTGGAGTCTGCAAACCCACGACAGACTGCGAGGACGCTAGAGTTAGCTGGCGGGGTAAAAGTTATTGTAGCGCCGTTTACAAAAGTTGCAGCGGTAACTGCGAAGTCACCTATCTTTGCTGTTGTAACGGCTAAGTTTCCTATCTTTGCTTCTTCAACAGCTAACGCAGCGATCTTCGCCGAGTCAACTGCCAGTGCGGCGATCTTGGCGTTGGTAACAGCTAAGTTAGCAATCTGTGCGCTGGTTACAGCAAGGGCGTCAATCTTCGCAGTAGTAACAGCTAAGTTAGCAATCTTCGCATTAGTAACCGCAAGAGAATCAATCTTCGCAGTAGTAACAGCTAGGTCGGTAATTTTTCCAGTGGTTACAGCCAAGTCGCCAATCTTTGCGGAAGTAACAGCTAGGGCATCTATCTTTGCTTCTGTTACTGCCAGCGCAGCGATCTTTGCGGAAGTAACAGCCAGCGAATTTATCTTCGCGCTAGTTACAGCTAAGTCATCTAGCTTTAGGCTATTAACAGCCAAGTTAGCTATTTTTGCATTGTCTACAGCGAGGTTTCTTATCTTGGCGTTACCAATAGTCGCATCAGCAATCCATGCTTCTTTAATATAAGTACCAGCAGGGATAGTGACGCCATTAATTACTGTAGGCGAATCTAGTTGGAAAAACGGAGCAGGACCAGTAACTCCATATTCATTCGACAAAGCGTTGATGTAGTACTCAGGGTCAGTGCCAGTCTGCCCCACAACACCAGCGGTAGAGTTGTAAGGACCAGCTAAATTCTCTGTATTAACAAACCTAATCCAGTAATAACGAGTAGCGCTTGATCCGATAGCGTGAGTAAACGTAACACCACCAGACATTCCAACTAAAGCTTTTGCAGAGAAATCGTTTGTGGCTGCTGCCCAGACTTCTGTGTATGCGTGACCATTATAGTTAGGGGTGTTCCATGTAACGATAATATTATCTAGCGCACCAGTAGCTGCTAAACCAGTTGGTACTGTTGGGTCTTCTACAGAATAAACAGTAGGTAGTATAAGACTACCACTTGGTGTGGTTCCTATTACTCCACCAGCCCGTAACTCTTTGACTGTTACAAATCTATCCTCATCACCATTGGTGATGTACTCACGTACTTTATCTAAAAAGTTACGTAAATCGTTTGGAATAGTCGAAGAGACTCTTGGCAGACTACGCAATTGCAAACTCCTCTATTGCTTGCGCTATAGCTATAGAAAAAACTTCCGAAGTGCCTTCTATTTGCACTTCAAAGTCACGCCCTTCTTTGCTTGGCAATCTAAACGGCTCACGACTAGCTACAGTCTGTGTGTGAAACGGAGTAGTAGAATCATCACAATAGAATTTAGCTGTTACGGGATAAGTTTCTGCGTCAATTTTGGCAAACGAGAACCCCATAATAAACGGCGAAGTAAATTTTTTTGACCGCCATATATACGCTAAATTATTTCCGTCGTACCATTTTTTAAGCGTGTTATTTGCGAACGCTAAAAATAACTGGTCACGCAGTAAATCACTATACCCCGCAGTAGCATAGATATTATGCAAAATAAACTGCTGGGATATTAAGTCATACACAAACCCGCCTTGGGTGGTGCCTGTATCATAAAACGCTATGTATTTATTGTCGTGGTGATATGCGTGTATTGAAGAAGGATTAAACCCTTGCCATTGTGCACGGCTGAACATCATTTCAGTTACTAGTTTAGAACCACCAGAAGACAACATAACAAGCCCATCAGGGCTAGCGTACATAACAACGCCGCTATAGCTAACAATGCTTCGTTTAGATGCGCACGACTGTTCTATATCGGACTTAACCACAATCATGCTGTCAGGGTGCGACCCTTGGATAAAGTACGGAACACCCTTTGTTAAAACAGCGAGAGTTGTGTCCATACGCCCCAAACCAACTACAGGGTAGTCTACAGTTTGTACATAGGATTCAGGCCAAGCGTGTGGATGGTAAGGGTCACAAAAATAAATATCACGCCCAGTAAAACCAGCCATAATACCGTTTGGTAAATTGACTAGCCCTGTTAGTGTTTTAGGTGGTTCCGCCCATCCTGTTACTGGCATTTCTTCGCTCAAATCATCTGGCGATATTTCGTCTACATACGATGTTTGCGCGGAAGGTATTTCAGCTACAAACAAATAAACTCCGTTTACAGAACGATATATTCTACGAGCAGTTAGTATGTACCCGCTATATCCCCCTGATGGTTCGAAGTTACTTAGCGTAACAGACTGGTCTTTATACACATCCACCGATAATGATGGATCAGCAGGACCACTTTCGAATTCAAATCCAGACACTTTGCTAACCCATGTGTACGTATACACACGAGATTCAGGAACGCTAGTGGTATCGGTGTACCCAGCAGCGGACAGGGTAAAATATGAATTTGTAGAAGCAGTAGGGTATACGCCGCCTCTAAAACGTATATTAGCTGTAGTACCCCTAGTAATTGTCTCTATTAACAACGCAGATGAATCATCGCCCAAAGGAGTAATAGAACAACCGGGTATATTCAAAAACAATGTTGAATTACTCTGTACTTCGACTTTGGTTTCTGAAGTCGAGTTGAGTGTTAGTGCGTAAAACTTACCTTTTACGTAAGTGTCAAAGTCACTAAGGGTAAGAATAATCCTAGCTGTTCCCGCAGTATCTTTAGCAGCTGCTACAGGGTACTTAGTTTCTTGTTCGGTGTCCGCTTCGCCCAAAATTAAATTTAGCTTACCTACAACAGACGGAGATGCAGTGCTCTGCCCATATATAGCTGGAGTTATAACTACTGACCCGCCGTAAGCCGCAATAGTTAACGCTCCGCTGTAAGGGCTAACAAAATTGGCGTTTAGCCAAGTAGCGAAGTTGGCCGCAGTAGCAAATGGTCCGGGGGCTAATTGATTAAAGACAGTCGTCAGTACACCAGAAGTGTTTGTGGCCACTAACCTTATCCGCAAAGCGCTGTCTATAGACGCCCATTGGCTTTGTTTAATAACGTAAAGTGGTTGGTCACGCGTGGTGCCGCTTGCAGACAAATCAAGTGCGTTATATGTAAAACTACCTGTTGTAGTGTACGAAGTCGACGACCCAGTTATACCACGAAATAATATCGTCGCCGCAGTACCCGTTGCTGTAGTAGTTACGATTACATCGTTCAAATCGACTGTAGCAGCTACATTAGCTACAAGAGAGTTAATCCTATCTTTTACATACGTTGTCCTGTTAGTAGCTGGCAAAGAAGGCAGAGTAACAGTAGTGTAAGACGTACCATCATTTAAACTTATCTCAAGCCCTGCTGTAGTTAAGTTCGCAAGAGCCGAAGCGTCTAGGATAAGTTCTGCTGCGTATGATGAAGCAGTAAACTCAGGAACTGTAGCTTGCAAAGAAGTTTTTGGGTTGGGGACGCCCAGTGGTATCGTCGCAGCAGGATAGGGAGAAGAAGCTAGCGCGATGGTGTTATATGTGGCTTTAGGGGGACCATCACCTGTGTAGAATGTCCACTCTACTGGGTCGCCAGCTATCTGTCCACGACATACGTTTACATCAAAGTTCCAGCTAAACCAATACCTCTCATCAGCATCGACATCCTGTCCATAACGATAGATTGTAGTTGGCGTACCCGCGCTAGACAAAGTTAAAATCGCAGTATTAGACACTCCGGGGAGTGAAACTAATGGCCCAGTAAACACAGGGCAATTTAGAGCGATCTGAGCTTGATTATCTTGAAGATAACGAGGGGGTGTTCTAGGAGAAATCCCGCCAAAGTTTTTAACGCTAATAGCGGTCATAACTAGTCCTTATTCGCCAACGTTCCACGAGATGCCAGTCTTTACCGCGAGGCCAGTAACCGCAAGACCAATCACTGCTAGCAACCCCCACATCAGACCTTTCTTAATAAGGTCCCTACGTAATTCTTCCCAAAACTTTGTCTGCGCCCTAGCAGCGGTAATCATTTCTTCGTGGTATCTACGATGCCCAAGAGTGTCTACATTACCAAACTCGTCTTCAGGAAACGCGCTTTTGATAACTTTGAGGTCAGCTAACGCTTGTTCTAATTGCTCTTCTATATAAGTAAAAGCGCTTTCAGTATCGTCCGTCTTAGGTGCTGGCATTCTCTAACTCCAATGACATCATTTTAAGATTGGCCGCAATCCTAGCGTCCTCTGGGGCCATTTTAGCCGCTGTTTCGCAATATGCAAGAGCTTCGTCTTTTAATCCTAGATTCCACGCAGCGATGGAAGCTAAGTCATATAAAGGTTCTTCCCAGACTCGTGGGTCGCAGGTATAAACTAGTTGTTTATCCTTGATTGCTAACCCCTTCTCCGCAGCTGTTAGACACGCTGCCCAGTCTTTTCTATTATACAACGCTAACGACCAATCATGCCACGGTTCTCTAGTAGAAGGAGCCTCACCACAAGCTTTTCTATACCACTCTAACGCTTCATCAGGTTGTTGTAGTGCGTCATAAGCTTTGCCCAATAACCTCATAGCGTAACACCGTTCATTCGGCCAATTAGCTTGTGGGTTGTCTAGGTACTTTAGCAGCGCCACTACCGCCTCGCCCCATTTGGAGTAGAACGTCAATTCCCTTGCGAAATAGAAAGCATTACGTGGACAGTGTGGGTCTTCCTTAACAGCTAAACGTAAAAGGTCTAGGTACTGCCCACGGCTTTTATTAGGGTCAGGGTGATGAGATACCAGCAACATATCTGTGTTAGCGTAAACTTCTTGTATACGCCCGTCTGGACGAGGATACTCGTGGACGGGGTGGTGCCAGTGGTACCCATGACGATGGTGAATCTTTTCATAAAAGAAACTAATCCCACTGCCCCAGTCAAATTTATAGCGTAGCCGTGTGGTGGTTTCTTTCCACACGCGTTCTATTTCTTGTCTCCAGCCCGGCTCTAGCACCTCGTCTAAGTCTAGGCTAATACACACGTCAAAATCACCGGGGATAAGAGACAGGACTGTGTCACGAGCAATATCGAAACGCCAAGGACGTACACATATCTCCTGCACTACCACGTTTAAATGCTGCAACGCACGATTAACTGTATCGTCAGTCGAGCCTGTGTCACCGATCAATATCAAATCAGCGTCAGCCGCTGATTCACAAAAGCGGTCTACGAATTGTTCTTCGTTTTTACTTATGGCGTAAACAGCTATCTTCATATTTTATTTTGTAGATAAATATACTGCGCGTTCGTCTTTACGGCGGTTTTCAAGTCCTTTCAAGACCTTGCCGCCAGCTTTGCAATACTTAAGGAATTCGTTCGCAGCGCCTTCGTAATCGCCCCTGTTGTGTTTCTGCCGTAGGGTTGAACGTTGTAGCGCCCCTAAACCTAGGTTAAAACTAAAGCTTACAAGAGCGTCAAGCCAGCCTTGATTATTAACACTGCTAGGACAATAGCGCAAAACTCCCGCAACAAAACGGTCAAGGTCTTTTTGAAGAATGGCATCCACTTCCTCCATTGTAAATACACGATTCCAGCCTTCTGGAATTGCTAGATTGTTACGTTCTTCAAACGGCACTCTTGCGTGATCCGCTTGAATTACATGGCCCACGCCAATCGTCCAAAGTCGGGCAGGGCAACGGTACGGTTTTACCCGTACTCCCTCGTGGTGCTTAATCATATTAAGTGCTTTTGCGCTAATCATACATAACCCTATCGCTGTCACCTAGATTCCACTTAGGGTTTAGCTCACAAACATAATATTTTGTACTAACTTTAAAATCTGGAAATTTCATTTCTGCTGGGTTACTAGCTGCATCATAAAACAAACATCTGTTGTTTGGTTGCGCCGCATATTGCCCATTATCTAATTGCAAAACATTAAAACTTTTGTGATCTTCAGGGCATTCGCTGTAACCTGTATCAATAATGTTTTTGTCAGGATGCGCGTGATCTAAAGTAAATAAATATCTTCCTTTATGTAATTGCTTGTCTTTAGCATAAAACGAACAACTAAGGTTGCTTAAAAAAGTTTTTTGTATAACCGTAAAATCATAGTCAAAACAATCCCATATCTGCAAAGTATCTAGCGGCAAGAAAGTTTTTAAATTATCTACTCTGCTAACAAAAGCGTGAATAGGTAGCTTGTCATAAAGAGCGCCGTAGTTCGGTAAATACGATTCTATCCGTAATGCTTGCCCTCGAATACTTTTCGCAGAAACCCAAATACAAGGCTCATATTCACCGTGTCCTTTTGTAAAATCGTACAAAAATTCTTTGCGTATATAACAATGAATTGGTGGAACATTTGCCGTTAAAAAAGCCATTATTTATTTCCCAAAAGCCCGACCGCCGAAATGGAAGCTGATGATTGCAGCAAACAGCGCTTGGGTATCATCATCCCATAACATATTTGCTAAATCTTTAAACTCCACCCCGCGATTCCAACCATAGAAGAACAAACCAATTTCTACTAGCATTAGCAAGCCAAAGAAACCATAGGTAATTGTAGGGCGCACACCTGTGCGGTAGTTAATCATCCACTCACTAGCGCCCTGCCCAATTGCAACATCATGCGCGTAAATGGCTTCCATCTCGGACTTCTGAGCGTCAATTAGCGAGACTTTTTCTTGCGAAGCAGTTTCGGTCTTTATCTCATCAAGTTTAATTTCTTCAATGCGCTGTTGGGCAACGTAACCCGCTTGGAGTAATTGTAACTCTCGTTCGGTCTGCATTTGAGCCAGCTTTAACTCATGGCTTTTGTCTGCGCGGTCTTGGAAAAAATCTAGTACCTTGGGCAAACCGCCCATTAGAAAAGATATTAACGACGAAATTAGTGTAAGCATTATTCCTGTACCCCCATTAAAATTTTTGCGCGTAGTTCACGCATTTTCTTTACTTCTTCCATCGCTGCTATTGTTGCGTTGTTCATATCCATATACATAATCCCCATAATCGGGAGAGCAATGATTAACACAAAACACAGAGCGATGACGGCGATGAGTAAAGACCACGGTACGTCAGACTCATCCTTAGCATTATCATTAGCCATAAAAACCACCCTGTTACGAACAATATTGCACAGATTAACGTCGTCTGCTCTTTTACCTTCTTTATTATCCTTGCCCTTCGCCAAGCCACCATCTGTTGTTTCTGTAATTCTTGCCGCTGTACTTCAGCGCGTTCTGCTTTTACCCTGTCACGCATTGCTTCAAATTCTGACCATATTGCGCCCAACTCTTTCGGCGCTTGGTACACCATCATTTCTCTTAGCTCCGTTTCGAGCCTATTCATTTCTTTCTGTGCCAGTACCCGGTTAAAAGCCTCTTGGTTTACCGACAATTCCGGGTCACGTACTTTTTTAGTTTTTAGTTCTTCCTCGTGAACATGCTTTTCCAACTGCTCATGCGATTTAAAAAAATTTCCCAGATGGCTACTAAGGTCAGCAACCACATCCTTGGCTTGACCATACGCGTCCACCAATTCCATCCCCTGCGATTTGTACTCATGATAAAGCTCACAACCTTTTCGTATTGCGGCAGCAGCAGTTTTCGCAGCGGCGAGGATGGTAATCGGGTCAATTTTTTAGCTCACTATTCGAATATTCTCTACCCAGCACTCATTAGACTGATTCCATCCCCAATCGCCCTCGGGTTTTGGATCACGTATTATCCAACCTTGTGGATACCACCAGACTACCTCTTTACCCTCAGGACATTCAGGAGCATCAGGAACCTCAACCCATCCTTCTGTACCGTCTGTTTCATTACTTGGAATGCTTCCATTTTTAGAATACATATATCACCTATTGGACAGGGAATGGCTGTGTTGGAGCAGGAAAGTCGACTTCGTAACGACCGACTCCATTAGTTATCCTAACCTCATCAAGATAGCCGCTAAACCAATGACGAGCAGGATATCCTGTGCCATTATTATCATAACCACTTATGCTGGCGTAATCATATTGACCAACCTGAGCAAAAGTTAATGTTGGTATAGTCCACGTTGAGCCTAATTGCGTACCATTAACAAAGCAACGCATAGAGGCGCCGTTTCTAGAAAATGCTATGTGATGCCAAGCGTCAGTAGAAGGTAAAGAGCCAAAACTATTAGATTGACTAGTACCAGCTATTTGAGCAACAAAAGATAAACTAGCTGTTGTTCCATCATGTAGCCTTACGCCCCATCCTCGTCTTGTTCCACCAGCACCATTAGGGCCAGCAGAAATAACAAAAGTATTTGTTGTCGGATTTGCTGTTATGTACATCCAAAATTCAACAGTAAAGTCATTAGACACAAAGTTAGTTAATGGATAAGCCCAAAATGCTAATGCGTCACCACCTGCGTCTTTAAAAAACATTGACGTTGTACCAAACTTAGCCTGTGTCGTACTTACTTTTGCATCACCAACAGTCTCTAAGTCATTCTTGGTTGACATGTCGTAAATGCCAGCATTAGTAAAGTTAAGCAGTAACGCTAGGTTAGCTGATGTCGTTGGTGGTGCTGTTGGTACTGAGCCTAAGGTGGGAGCTATTGCGCTTCCTTTTATGTACTCAAACCCACAAATATACCCCGCAAAATATTGTGGATTTCCTGCATCTCTACTTGCGCCAATAAGTAAACTATTTGTTTGATTAAAATTTACCGCAGAAGTAAAGGTACTAGCTGTTCCAGCGTTAACGTAAATTGCACATCCAGACGATAAGGTACTAGTTCTAACGACAGAAATATACGCCCATGTCCCCAATGGAACGGTTGCTGAACTTGTTGCGGTTCCTGTTCCATGAGAAAAGGCTACTTGGTTAGAAGCATTTATAGCTAAATTCCAGCCAACGCTTGAAGGAGACGTAGTTCCTTTAGACGCAATAGTGTGGACAGTCCCACCTACTGTCCTATAAACCCAACAATTGATAGTGAACTGTCCATCAACAAATCGAAGTTCAGTAGCGTCAGGAAAAGATAAATAATCACTTGACCCATCAAAATAACCACTACCACCTGAATCGATAACGCTGTAAGACGAAACAGGCGCAAATGGTGAAAATGGCTCTATTACTGGAGACAAAGTAGGTGTCATTGTAACAAAAGCATTGCTACTATTCACATACTGAAATCTATTTGTATGCAAACCTAAAAACAGTGTGTTTGCATCATAAGTAAAACTTCCAGTAGGAATACTAGATATAGTTCTATCAGTATTAGACAATTTAAGATTCGAAATGTAGCCATCCCACGGATTCAATCCACTTCTATCTCTGCCGATAATTATGTCAGTTGTTTGAGTCAAAGATGCAGCAGTACCAGTAGTATCACCAACTCCATTAATCCACAATCGTGTTTGGCCGGCTAAAGTTCCAGTTCTGACAACCGCAACATAATGCCAAGTATTTGCAGCTAATGTGGCTGTGCTAGTTATTGTCGTTGTCGATGCTGTAGTAAAAACTAACTGATTAGAAGAATTTATAGCTAAGTTCCAGCCTGTTGAAGCTGTTCCTTTACAAGCAATAGTCTGTAAAACACCAGCAGCAGTCCTATAAACAAAGGCTTCAATAGTAAAATTTGCTGAACCAAACCGTAAAGTTGAATTATCAGCAACAGTTATGAAATTGGAACTTCCACTAGGAAACGCGCATGACCAACCTGCTGGTGAAAACGGCGTGAATGTTCCCTGAGTTACATTGCCATTTCTAGTGACGGTACCTGCATAGCCATTTGATGATGAATATAGTATGGCGTTGTTTGTGGAGTTATTGGTGCTGTTCGTATTTAGCAATAACGTAACATAGTTAAAAAAAGAATCTGTAACCGCTACAGCAGAAGCTGTAGCAGCTAATAACATTTGCATTATCCCGCTCATGTGACGTTTCCTGTGACTACGCAAAGATCGGTATCAATAAACAATATAGTTGCAATACCCCTAGTAGCCAATGTCATTCCTCCTGATGCTTTATTTACGTTAGTTCCCGCTATATAAGCGTTACTCATTCCACCTGAAAAACTAATTGCTATAGTGCTAGTTGTGATATTAAAAATACTGATTGCAGAACCGTCGGCAAAAGTAGCGCCAGGAACTACTATAGAGCCGCCTGTACTTACCCGAACATACTCGCCAACGTCATTAAGGCCTAACGTATATTGTGATGTTTTAGTCCCGACAGGAGGTATTCTCCGATAACCAATACTATTGGTGCCGTCAACTGTGCAATTCGTTAAAGTACCTGAACTTGGAGTACCCAACGCACCATCAACGTCAAGAAAGTCAACACCAGCTATTGCGTTGGCCAATGCACCACCATTGTTTGCTTTAAGAATACTTGATCCACTGGGTGGAGCCAGATAATCAGTACCTGCTACGGCATTTGCTAGAGCAGCGCCACCATTAGCTTTTAATAACGCGGTTCCACTAGGAGGAGCTAAAAAATCAGTACCAGCAATAGCAGCACTAAACGCGGATGTTCCATTGCCTTTTAACACCCCAGTTAATGACGAAGCGCCTGACCCGCCATTATTTACTGCCAATGACCCAAAAACTTGCGTGGCAAGATTAACGGAACCTGCAACAGTCTTTAACTGTCCATTGAGGTCAAATGCTCCGTCAGTTGTCCACGTATCACCAACGGCTAACGTCACTTTAGCTAATGTGCGATGCGTTCCATTGTTATCGTACTTAATGAATATGGTAACCGCTGCTGTGTCACCGTTATGGATCGTAATGTCTTTAATTACACGACGGTTTGTTCCTGTTGGCGCGGGGACGACAGTGACATCCGTTGAACCATTTAACGCACCAGAGGTCGCGCCTTCAGTAATACCCGAACCCGAATTATCAGCATACGTTGTAACGAATGTCGGGTTCGTCGTGGCCGCCGATGTGGACATAGCAATCTTAATACTGATTGTTGTTCCGTCTAAAACTAAAGTTTTCATTTTTACCTCTTAAGATAAGAACCAAGCGTATGCGCCGCCATCACCAGTGCCGCCACCGCTACCCGCAGGGCCTGTTGGGCCTGTTATGCCTTGTGTCCCTGTCGGGCCTGTTGGACCCGGTACAGTAGACACAGCACCTGTTGAACCTGTCGGGCCTGTTGGACCCGGTACAGTAGACACAGCACCTGTTGAACCTGTCGGGCCTGTTATGCCTTGTAGACCTGTCGGGCCTGTTGGACCCGGTACAGTAGACACAGCACCTGTTGGCCCTGTTGGGCCTGTTATGCCTTGTAGACCTGTTGGGCCTGTCGGACCCGGTACAGTAGACGCAGCCCCTG